CTCTGCAGTCTGGATAATATTTACATGACAATTACTCAGCACGCCTGCTTCTTGGAGTTCGTGAGCAAATACATGATTTGTAACTTCACCTAGGCTGGCTTTGATGCTTTGAAATTCGTGATCTGCTTTAGGTATGGTGCCAGTTAGTCCCCACCGAATAGGAGCACTGGCTAGATTACGTGTTAGCAAGGTCTTTAGCACTTCCGCTTTAGCCATGTGAACTTCGTCCACCATGACACAGCAAACATCCGCTAACAGCATCTCCATTTTTGCACTGGCTGCTTCGTCCCAATTCTTGGAATTTTTGTCCAAAATATTCAAACTTTGCCAAGTGCAAATTGTATGTGTTTTGTCTAGGTCTTTTCTGTCGCCGTAGTAAACACCGACATCTAATCCGCAGTTTACAAAATCTTCTTCAGTTTGTTCTACTAAACTTTTGTTAGGAACAATGGTTATTGTTCGACCGTATTTTTCACAAATTTTACTCAAAGTTGCAGTGGTGATTGTCTTGCCAAACCCTGTAGCAATTTCTTGTATGCTCTGCGGATGTTTAAGAAAAGTATTAATAACATCAACTTGATCTTCGCGCAGACGAATAGGATGTCCTGCAAAACGATGACCAACTGGCCATGTTTTTTCACCCCAAAAATCCACGAAAATTTCATCAAATTTTAGGTCTAAAGGAGTACGCAGATCTTCGAGTTCAATGTAGAAGTTGTGTGATTCTAAATATTCTAAAACTTGTGGCAACATACTCATATAGGTAGTACCGCCAAGACCAAAGAAACTCACAGTACCATCCCAACGACCTAATTTATAGGCCGGTCTGAAGCGAGCGGTAGGGTCCTCGTATTTGAATTTTTTAACCAAGGCCTTGCGTGTGTCGAGATCTAGATTTGCAATCTTGACATTCACTTCGTCGAGTATGGTAATTTTACAGGAAGGCAAAGGGATACTCTTTCTTATATTTTTTATCAATGTAAGATACCAAATTTTCCTGATTTTTTAGGTATTCTTTCATTGTATAGTGAGCGTTGTAAAATCCTAGATTGATCACGCTGTGAAATTTAATGCCACTCTTCAAAATTGTCTTGGGCAGCTTTCCGCTGATGAAAACAATTTTAGTTTTTTTAGTGATAGGACTATTCAACTGATTAAATTTTACAAATTCATTGAAATTTTGACTGGTTGCTGACGGCAATCTAAACATCACACTAATTTCGTCATTGGCAATATCGATAGTTTTTAAGTATTCGTAAGTTTTTGCCAATTTTTCTATTTCGGAGCCACCGGGCAAAACAAACAAGGTTGGTCCGAGATTTAATAGGATTTCAGTTAGGCAAGAAATGTCATTATTTTCACTCAAAATCTGGAAATTTTCCGATGGATCAGATTTTAAGAAATTTCTTAACAATTCCGACACCTGATCACTTTCAATGTAGTTAGAAATAGTTTCGTCCCAAACCATTATACCTAATTTCCTGGCTTCGAAAATCGCACCACGAATATCAGTGGTTTCTAAATTTGACAAATTTTCAGGAAAATTCACAATTTTTGGTATTTTGTTATCTATGACTAAAGCGGGAATATAGTTGTCTATGTTAGACAAAATATTTTCTATGTCCTGGCCATATTTTTCAAGTTCTTCGTCGATGGTGAAATTTTCTTCTTTGGCAAAATTTATTAAAAATCGCAAATTTCCCTCAGATACCGGAAAAATCCAGGCTTTTACATCAGCACCCCACACTCCGCTGACCTGCATGTCTTTGGCCTTCTTAAAGGCAGCAATATATTTTTCGTTGTAGGGGAAACGAACTTCGACAAAATGTTTATGTGGTTCAATTTCAACAATGTTCATTGTCTTGGCATTGCTAATTTTACGCACAGGTAGTCTAAACACCGGATTTTCAATCAAAGCAGCAACATCTACACCAGTTTTTGAGGATAGCTCGTTAGAATGCTTTTTAAGTATCCTAATAGCCAAAAGACTTTGCTTTTCAGTGAAGCCTAAGCCGTCAGTTAGCTGTTCATAGAAACTAGATACAACATCACTATCCCATTTATTGAGATCACAATTGCATCTAAACAGTCCTATGATTAAGTCTTCTACATTCATAACTTATTATACACTCACAGAGTAATATCTTCAAGCCCTGCGGCTCTTAATTTGATAATATTGTTAATTTGATAGCCTTTGATGTCAAGGCCCTTGATAATGCCTAGCCACTGATTACGCAACATGGCAAATTCGTTGATGACTTTTTCCATATCAACAACATCTGCTTCACCTTCGACGTATTTGCTGACTTCGTTGGCACTTAGAGCGCGAGCATAGCTCTCTAAATACTTTCTAAACGTCTTGGAGCGAATACGACGTAGCTCAATATTGAGATACTCTAGAATAGCTTCAATCTCTTGTAGTTGATTAAATCGTTGTTCTACAATACCAGGCAACGAAGCAGAGGCCTTCTCCACATTACCGTGGATTTTGACCTCTAACCTCGCGTCTTCTAGTTCTTTGTAGAAATGATCTAAACAGTTTGGGAGATATGCTATATCTTTCGATACTTTAGCATACCATGTCACGATCAATAGTCCTCGTCGTCGTCGTAGGAGTAATCTTCTTCCTCTTCCTCTTCGACTTCATCGCCTAACACTAGTTCAATGGCATCGTCGAGGTGAGTATCGTAGCCTACAAGACCTTGTAGGACACTACTTTCAATATCTTGGCCGACTAAGAAGTCAACAAAGTGGTTGGCAGCAGTATCTTTATTTTTCTCAGGAATATATTCTTTGAATACATCCCAAATTCCAATGATTTGATCTTCTTCCATTATGCTTCCTCTGACTCTTCTGTGGTTACTACAGCACTTACTTCGGAATCATCCCATTCGGCCATGATTGTAGTAAGGCCATCTTTCTCATTCTTCTCCCAACCTTTGCGGAATTGTTTAATAATTTCGCCATCTTTGGTTGTATAGACAAGACTGTTACCTTCTTTCTTTAGCAAGCCCTTGGCTTCAAACAAGTCAACTAAACCACTAAAAGGACTCATACCAGTGGTATAAGGAATTTCAACTTGAACGCTTTCAAATGGTTTTGCATAGCGTGTTTTCATAATCTTACAAGCTGAACGAATACCGTTTACAGTTGTAGTCTTGTTGCCATCTGCATCAGTCTTCAATTTCAACTTCCTCATGGCAACCACGATAGAAGATGCATAAATGAATCCCTGTCCACCAGAAATTTTATCGTCTGGATCGAACATATCTTGCGAAGCGTATGTGTGATTCGTACAAACCATTCCGACATTATAACTCCCAAACATATTAACACAGTTACGAACCAGCGATGTAAGTGCTTTAGGCTTACGGCCCATATCACCTTTCATTTCACCTGCTTCGAACTGATTTACATCAGTAGGAGTTAACAACATACCAAGCGAATCAATAACAAACATGACCTTGGGACGCTCGTCCTCGTTCATTACTTTGTATTCTTTCATAAACTCAGAAATTGTCTTGGCCACATCATCGATCATAGCCATATTCAATTTTAGAAGTTTATCTTCGCTGGTGTCAACGCCCAGATTCTTCAACCATTGTTCGTCTAACGCATTTTCTGAGTCAACTAGGACAACATAAATGCCTTGCTCTTGTGCATGGCGAATCAAATTACCTGAACAGATATATGATTTACCTGCACCACTTTCTCCGGCAAATACTGTTACCTTGCCCAATGGCACGCCTTTATTAAAGCTACCACTGATGAGATAATTCAACGCATAATTACCAGTTGAGATCCAATCTGTTGGATCATTAAAACCAATTCCTAAACCATCAATACTCTTAGTGATAGATTTACGGAATTTCGAGATATCGAAACTCTTTACCATAATCTATCTCCTAATTATTGTTGACGGCTGCGAATCTTGGCTAGAATGTCTGCGGCACGTGAACCAGCATCACCGCTTGATGAGGGTGCTGAAGGAGCAGGTGCCGCTGATTCAAAAGGGACATCGTCGTCATCGATAGGTGCTGCTACTGGAGCAGGACGGCTTACTGGGGACGCTGTAGGAGCGCTTCCTGTAGTTTGACCACTGCCGCCAGCACCTGCTGGTTTGAAGTATTGACCCCAACGTTCCATATCAAATGCTTCACCATCTACTGATGCTTCGAACATTTCTTTCATAACTTTAAGTTCAACTTCGCCAGGTTTCTTGGGCAAGAAATCGCTCAAGTTAAACAAGCCATATTGGGCCACGGCTGCGTTTTCTGCTTCGCTCAAAGCACGTTCACGACGAGCCCAAGTTGATGTAGAATAATCAGCATAACCGCCTTTAGATGTCTTAGCAATCTTGAAGTCCAAACCACGAACATAGTCTGTTGGCAATTCTTCAATTTCACTGTCCATCAATGCGTTCTTGACGATATTGAAAATTTGTGAGCCGATAATGAATCGACGAATTGGATTTTCTGGAACCTTGCCATCTTCTTGTAGTTTGCTGTCTGTGACAAAACCTTGGAACAAGTAAGACTTTTTCTTCCAGTATTTACGACCCATTTCTTCTAAAGATTTGTCTTTGAACCAAGGACGTACTTCAGTTAGAATAGGGCAGGTTTCTCCCCACATTTCCATACAAGGAACTTGTACAAATGTAGGTTTAGAATTTGTTTCACCTTTGATGCCAGCGAAAGGCAACTTGATCAAGTTACGTTCTTGCCAGAAAAAAGTGTTATTTGGGTTACCGTCTGGTAGGAATCGAACGGTAGTAGTTGATCCTTCTGGAGCGTTCCAGTGAGGGTAAATTGCGTTATCTCCACCGCCTTGATTGGAGTTTTGTTGAGAAGAAGCTTGAAGCTTCGCGCGGATTTCTGCTAAAGTTGCCATAATGTTTTTCCTTAATAAATGATTTTATATGCCATTCCTTTAAAGCCCACTGACTAAAAAGAAAAAGTGCATACAACTAATTGTACGCACTTTTATTTATCATCGCAACCTGTTAAGTTGCCAGTTTATGATGTTATTTTGCCAAACCAGATAGTTTCAAAATATCAGAAATATCTTCATTAGCTGGCATAATTCCGTGTGTTGTAGCAACTCCGCCGGCAGGACGATCAATGTCTTCTACCTTGGTTTTAACATTACCCAGCAACTCTTTTAGGCGAGCTAGGCCGTCATCTTGGCTAACTTGGCCGTGTTTTTCTTGCCAGTGTTCGGAAAGTTTTTCCATAAATTGCATGGCTAGGGATTCGGCTTGTTCGCCGACCTTATCACCAAACATTTCGGCAATCTTTTTCTTAACATCAAGAGCAATGTTTTCTTTGCCATTGAATGGACCAACTTCTGGGTTGTCTTGATTGTAACGGCTCTTAACCAATTTAGCAACTTCTTTGACCACTGCTTCACGAGTAGGCATAGTCTTGTTAGCAGGACCATCCATTTCTTCATTTTCAGCAGCAGGTTGCTCTTGGCCTTCAGGCGGAGTACCAACTTCTTGTGGAGGTGCATCAGCCTGTGGTTGTTCACCGGTGTCGCTCATTCCTAATGCCACGGCTAGTTCAGGATAGTTATCGTTGGACCAAATTTTAAATACTTCTAGAGCATCAGTTTCCGGATCAACATTGGCCATGTCTTTTAGTTTATCTTCTAGGTCGCTGTCATCTAGCCCTAGACCTTGGAAGAATTGAATAGCTGTAGAACCTTGAGGACCTAGTTTTAATTCAGGACCATTTTGACCTTGTGGTAATTCACCTAGTGCTTGTTTTAATTGAGCAATTTGATCGTCGCTCAATTTACCTTGCTCTACAGCTTCGGCCCACTCGGCAAACATTTCGAAACTTTCTTTTTTGATTTTTCCGTCGTCATCTTTACAGGCACCTTCGTGATGTTCGCCGCAATCTGGGCAAGCATCATCATCACTGCCTTCGCTAACATAATCTTCTAATTCGACTGCGTTAGTTTCACTCATGATTTTATGTAATAGTGGGAAGTATGCGCTGAGTTCTTCTTGGAAACTGGTTTGTGTAAACTTCTGTTTGTATTGTTCCATGGTAACAGCATCTAACATCATGTCGCCTTCGTCGGCCATACCGTTGAATTCGTTGATCCATGATTCATAGTGATGTCTTTTGCCCAATGCTGCTACCTGTGCCTTGAGTTCATTCATGCGGCCTAGGGCACGCTCAGTTACACCAATTGCATCGTCGTGCAAGGTAGCATTTCTTACTTTCTTGTGGAATGCGCCTAGTTGAGCAATTTCTTCGCTCATTTTAATAATTGCTTTGCCTGCAGGATCGTGCGGAACGCCACCGTGGTCTACGTGTTGAGCCATAGCAAACGCACCTGCTGTATGGATAAATGGATATTTGAAACGTTCGCCGTCGGCGTTTTGAATAAAGATAGATTTAATGTGTTTAGGTTGGCTACGAGCGCCTGCATAGGTTTCTTGGAAATCGTTACTGTGACGAACAATAACTTCAGTACGGCCTGATGTAGCACGACTAGTTTTTTTGCTGCTCTTTGGACTCCAGCGTGATTCGTTCATAGTTGTCATATCTTGTCCTTTAGTTGGCTGTGTTGCAGCCAAATGTTGAAAATCGTTTTTATCTAGATTAGTTTTAGCAATATCGCGTGTGTCAAAACGTAGCAGTCTACGCATGGCAAATATACGCATTTCTCTTAAAAATTTATACCATTCTTGTTTAGCAGGATCATCTTGATTTTCTGTAATGCCTTGACTGTAATATACTTTAAGGATGCCAGGGTCGCCGATGCTAACACTAACACGGCCTAGATTGTTGCCTTCGATTACAAAGTCAAAGTCATAAAAACGAGCTTCTGCCGGGTCAATGGTAACAGCACCAGTAGAGTCGCCCATTTCTAAATTTTGAAAACGGCTACGAACTTTGTCGAAAAGGTCTTGAGAAATTATCTGAATTGCATTCATAATTACTATTTAGTAAGATCCGCTGACATAAATGGGCAAGGGCATTTCCCATTCGTCATCACGTTCTTCTCGCATTTTATCGTAGATTGCGGGATCCCAATCTTGTAGCACCATGGCCATACGCACTGCTAACAACATAGCACTGACTAAGTCATCGTGTTGTCCTACTTTGGCTTCAAAACTTAGACCCTTGGCAATGTAGGTCTTTAGTTCTGATATTAGAGCTTTAGAATTAATATGTAGTCTACCACTTTCTACTAGGTGTTTTAACTTGGCACATCCGGATATTTTAGTGCTACTGGTTGTGTAGAATCCTTTACGATATCTACGAACATGACCCTTGCGTATAGGTTCACTGAGGAATAGTCCCGGAATACTTTCTTCACCTATTTCATTTATGGCCACTAGAGCAGCTTCACCTACAGCATTGTTTTCTACACTGTAGTAGAGGCTAGGTGTAATGCCTTTCTTGTTAAATTCAGCAGCAATGTGCTGGCATATATCTCGCAGTATTCGCACCTGGCCTTGAATAACGGTAAGATTGTGATGCCATTCGCCCACCTGGGTAAACGATGGAAGTTCTATGATCTGTATACCTGCAGGGTCGCCGCCTGTACCTAGACTAGGATCTAATGCCACAATGTAGGTATACTTTGGATTGATCTTTTTATACCAACGGCACTGCCCCATCTTCATAATAGGCTCAATGCCTTCTAGCGAGGCAAGACATATACTATTAATTAGAGTTTCATCAAAGATGATAAATTCACAATTTTTAACAAGCATGTCATTTGCGTAAAATCTGTGATTTTTTTCTACGTTGAATAAGTCATATACAACTTCGGAATCTTTCAATGTAACTGACACAACCTTATCTATGCCGGAATTTATCTGTATGGTCGAACCGGGCTTTAATTGTCTAGCTTCAACGGTCTTAAAAGATTTATCGAAAAAATTATGATCAGGTGTACACACAATCGATTTCTTTTGCGTTTTAATTTGAATAGTTTGCTTGTTTCCCTTTTCGAGTAATCCGTCAAAATTACTCCAACCGGTATCTGTAAGCACCTGCAAACCTAGATTATTTTTTACTAATTCTTCCACGATTAAATCCTTCCGGCTGTGTATTTTCTTTAAATTGCTTATTAATAATACCGTTGTTATACCACACTAATCCTTTTTTATTTGGCTGTGCTTTAGAAATTCTCCCCTTGGTAAAACCGTCGGGGCATTCTAGGCTATAAGTTTCTGTAACTCCGTTGTTATACCAAAATTTTCCTTTGGCAGAACCTACTGTTCCTTTTTTAGAATCGCTAATTTTTTTATTTCTAATAGGGTCTTTTGTATAGTCGTAATACCCATCAGCGGCTCTAATTTTTTTGTGTAATTCTTTTTCTGCATCTGACCAAACTGTACCTCTTTTCCTACCACCTACTCCCGGCCGTTTTTTGCCTTTATTAGGAGCAGGTTTTCCGTACATAGGATTTTTCTCTCCTAGTCTCATAACAGATAACCGTTGTTTAGCTTCTTCTGTGTGTTTATAACCGCCGGGGTTTGAATTCTTTAGTATCTCATAGATACGTTCTTCATCCTTCATAATTCCGGATAAACTTAACCATGCTACTCGGTCTTGCCATCTATTATATTGTTCATACAGTAATCGATGAGCTTCTGCATGTTCTTCTATAGTAAGCTCTACAAGATTAGACGGATCGTCAGAACCGCCTGCATGTCTAGGTACAATATGATGTTTATGAGTCTTTCTCATAACATTATTTATCATTTCGTCCTACATTACAAACTTAATAAACGTTTTAATTCAAAAATAGTTACAGACTCTATTTTGCCATTAGGCCATTTAATTGTTATAGTAGAGTCTCCGGAAATACATTCGTGCTCTCGACGGAAGCGTTCATCTCCTACACGACTGCGTTCTTCGTTGGCCCATACTTCGTCGCGGTCAGGATGTTGGCTCCATACTGCCATATAGGGATAGAAACCATTCTTACCCAGTTCTGTAGAATTACCGTAGTCGTCAATGCGCTTGTTGGCTTCCCTCCAGATCAAGGAGAATTGATCTTCGTCCGAATTAGGTGTTGATGTAATAATGGCCTTACCACCTGTGGCCAGTGTAGGTGAAATAGAAGTCCAGAATTCTGTGGCAATATTTGGTTCTACGTAGGCAAACTCATCGCAGTATAGCAAGGACACAGACATACCCCGGCCGGTAGTTTCTGTAGTTGTCTGCGCTACAATACGACTACCATTGTCAAACTCTATACTCTGCTTGTTATAACTGGTCACACCTGCTCGAATCCAATCGGGGCAGGTTTCATAGGCGTATCGCAGGCGCTGCATAATTTCTTGAGCACCTGTGTATTTGTGTGCGGAAATTAGAATAGTGCTGTCAGGAACAAACATAGCATACCACAACAAATATCCCACAGCAGTGGTAGTCTTGCCCATCTGCCGCCCTAGCATATTAACACTAAATCGATGATCGTTATAACTTTGTAATAATTCATGTTGGTAAGGAAACGCTTGATATTGTATCTTACCTTTAGTAGGGTGTTGAATAAAGAAATAATTGTCAAGGAAAAATTTAGCCCCTGTGACAGGATCTTGACATTTTATTAAGTTAGCAATATCCTCCTCAGTAAACTTCTGAGTTGAATGTGCTGTTTTTATAAGTTTGCCATCGAGATTTTTACTTGCCATAATCGTATTTACTGAAAAAAATAGCCCCCGAAGGAGCTATTTGGATTAGTTGAATCAGCTGCTTATGCGCCAAGGAATGCCTTGTATTCAGCCATCAAACGTTGTTCCATTGTGGCAACTGGTTGGTTGCGATCGCGTGGACGATTTTCGTGGTCTTTAGGAACACTGCCACCTTGTGGTTGATTTTCGTGGTTAGCATATTCTTCAGAATCAAACTCGTTTTTGTCATTAGGGTTATTAGGACTATTATCCCATCCGCCCATTGCGCTTTCGTCTGTTTCTTCTTCCTCGCCATCGTGGTCTGGTTCGTCGGTTTCACCGCCTTCAGCACCGCCGTCGTGCATCTTGTCTAACACAGCACGCATTTCTTCACCAGCACTGGGAGCAGCACCGGTCATAGCAGGCTCAGCGGTCATAACTGCTGGCTCGTGTTCTACACCCATGTGCTCATCACCGACTTTTTGCATACCGGCTAGTTGCATGATTGTGGCTAACATACTGCTTAATTCTTCACCGCTGCCTGCAGTCATATTGATAGAAGCAGGAGTAGAAGGCTTTTCAATTGCTGGTTCGATGATAGCATCTGCCATCATACCGCCCATTGGAGACATTCCACATTCTTCAACAGATTGTGATTCTTTGATTACATTTGGATTGCCTGCATCTAATTCTGCTAGGCGTTTTAGTACGTCGATCATTTGCATATTATTTTCCGTTTCCTGCTTTAACCATATAGGTGCCTTCGCCTTTGGCAATAGGACTTGTATTGTTCTGTGGAGCTTCGATATTATATTTGGCCACACTTTCAGTTGGAATTTCTTCCCCGCGAGCTTTGCGTTCTAGTTTTAGCAAATCGTTTAATTCTTTAACAAAGCCACTATTGTATTTGTCACCGTAGTAGTCTTCAAATTTAGGATCACCTGCTTCAGCGTAGGTATTGTCATTTAACAATGCCCCTTCACGCTTGGCCACAGGTTCTTGATATTGTTCATAGGGTTCGCCAGGACGACGAACAACAAGATTTTGACGATTAACTTCTAGACCTTGTGTTAGGTATTCTGTAAGTTCTTGTTGAGTAGTTGGATAGTCAACTACAAATTCATAGATGTGTACTTCGCAGTTTTTAACTTGTGGAAAATCTAATGGAAGTGCTTGGATAGGTGTAGTGCCTACCTTTTTAAATGTTTCAACTTGGAAACGGCTCAACATGGTCTGTAGTTTAGACTCTTGTTCAGCGGTAAAATCACCTGCTACTTTAACACGAAATTCATGTTTTTTAGCAGCAAAAGATTCGGAAAGATATTCTTTAAATGATTTAGTCATAGTGTATTATTTATTCAGATTCTTTAATTTCTCTAGGATGCTATTACGATCTGTAAGTATGTATCCTTCGCCCTCTACAGGAGCTGTGCTGCTTTCGCCGTTCTTACGATCAATGGCCAACTTCTTAAGTTGTAGATCAACCATCTTTAACTTTTTGTCAATCTTGTTGGTCTTGGCCTGTATAGCGGCGTTCATCATTTGTGCTGCTACTTCGAACATACGAGCACCATAACGTGCCTCAACATTCATACCTAGATCCATTAGATCGTCATAGGCCTGTTCTGCCTTGTTGGCCAATGCATCTAGTTCAGAGTCGCTGATATCGCCCAGGCCTTTTACACGGGGCAAGGCGGCAGAGATTTTGTCAAACTCTTCTAGGCGTTCTTCTAGGTTAATCACTGCGCCCATTTCAGGAGCGTCTTCTGGAGTTACTAGAGGTTCGTCTTGATCGGGCAAGTTAAACACTTCGTTTAATTTTTTAGTCATACTCTTACTTATTTCTTTTTTCTGGGCGGTTTTGTATTAGCGAAAATATCGTGTTCGTTGATTATGCGGAACCTAATGCCCTGATTCTGACACCATGCTGTTGCCGCCGCCCACTTGGCTTGATTTTTAATAAACTGTGCTTGGTTGTAGGGATTTTTACCTACACGCTCTATTAACATTTGGCTGGCAGGTTTAATCTCAATCATTTCTACATGTTTTTTATTATTTTTATCTATATAGGATACTAGAAAGTCAGGAACATATACAGTCTGTTTGCCAGTGAGTGGATCACGATAGGGAATTTTAACTGGTTCACTGGCCCAAGATTCTACAGCAGGGTTATTGTCACAGAACATACAGAAGGTTGTTTCCCACGAACTGCGGCAATAGGGAGTTTTAGTACCTATGTACTTTTCAGGATTTTTAGGAGAGTAGGCTCCTTGAGCAAACTTGAGACTCATATGTTAAATTGTAGGAATAGGTCCGGTATATTGATTGTTAGCAATTGCATCAGCAATTACTGCTACATAACTCTTTACATTAATATAGGTGTTGTCTTGAGATGCAATAGTTACATGGGCATACCAAAATCCTGTATATCTAGTGCTACCATTTAAAATTCCCTTGCTAACTGGAAAAAACGAAGATCCCGATGCAACTGTAACAGGTCCACCGCTACCACCCTCTACCACTGTTTTCCAAGGATTTGAACTTAAAATAGATTGAGATACAGCAGCGATTAGATATTGATCTCCGGATCCATAAGGGATCATGGTTATATTTGCACCAGAACTAGACCAACTATACGGAACCACTATAGGTGTAATGGAGTTACTTAACCCTGAATAACATCCCCAACCTGTGGGATTATGGCCTCGAACCTTAAACTGATACGGTGTGCACACAGTTAAACCAGGCACGCATATAGGACTGGCAGAGCCGCAGGCTGTTATATTTCCAGGAACACTAATAACTTGATATGTCAAACAAGTTGCAGGATATCCTGATGTTCCTGTGGTAAATGTAATTGTTGCTGTTGTACTGCAATTAGTAATGCTAGCAGTGCCTATAGTGGGTGCACCGGGAGCAGCTGGAGGTGGATGCGGCATTGTAGCCCCGCCTGCGACAGAAAACGCACTATACCCTGTGGGGTTGTGGGCCCGGGCTTTAAATGTATAACTTTGGCAATTGGTTAATCCGACAACATTGATAGGGCTAGTTGATCCTGTAGAACTAATACATCCGGGAACGCTGACCACTTCAAAGGTAATAGGATGGCATGGATATCCCAATGTTCCAGAAGGAGTAAAGCTCACGCTAGCGCTGGTACACCCAGCAGTACCAGTTGTTACACTAGGTACTCCGGGGATAGACGGCGGTGGGTGAGGAATCGTTGCACTACTGGCGGTGGAATATTCTCCCCATCCTGTGGGATTGTTGGCTCTAACTCTAAATGTATAACTTTGACAATTAGTTAGTCCGGTAACATTAATAGGGCTGCTCGATCCTGTAGCAGCAATACCATCAGGACTACTAATCACTTGATAGGTAATGGGATGGTTAGGATATCCGAATGATGACGGTGGATTAAAACTTATCGCAGCACTCGAACATCCAGCAGTTCCACCGGTTATGCTCGGTGCTCCTGGTACAGTAGGAGCAGGATGTGGCATTGCGGCACCGCCGGCTGCTGAATATGCACCCCATCCTGTAGGATTATGTGCACGAATCTTAAATGTATAATTTTGACAATTGGTTAATCCGCAGATATTAATAGGGCTACTTGAACCTATAACAGAAATGCACCCTGGTACGCTAATAACTTGATAGGTAATAGGATGGCAAGGGTATCCGATGCTATTAGGCGGGCTGAAACAAACGCTAACACTAGAGCACCCAGCTGTGCTACTACATATACTCGGTATGCCTGGAACAGATGGGCTAGGATGAGGCACCACTGCACCACTAGATGCCGAATATGCTCCCCACCCTGTAGGGTTATGAGCACGAATTTCAAATGTATAACTTTGACAATTTGTTAGACCGGTAACATTAATAGGGCTATAAGATACACAAGTGGTAATACAACCCGGTGTGCTAACTGATTGATAAATTACACAATTGTTAGGATAACCTAAACCGCTAGGAGTAAATTCAATAACAGCACCGGAGCATACAGCAGAGACGCGATTAATGATAGGAGCACACGGCACCGCAGGTGGCGGTGGTGGTGGAGGGGGCGGCGGCGGTACTGGAATATTTGGTGCAATATTTCTAGTGACTTCAGAATATGGACTAGATGCAACTGTAGACCCTAGTAGACTGGTTTTAAATCTACTATAATTCATAATCTCGGCAATTAGATTATTAAGCTCAAGATCTGTTAATCCTTTTAACGAATCTAAAACTTGCATAGGATTATAATTACCCAATTGGGCTTGTTTCATTATTGCTGTAGCTATAGTTTCAGCACTTACTACATCAAAACCTTTGCTGTTAAAAAACCCACGAATAGCATCAAACATACCTGCATTTAACTGAATAGGTTTAACATAATAATTATCAAATGCCTGTATTGTTGCATTTGCAGGTACCAGCGATGGTGGTAAATTATTGTAAGATGTCATTTTAATTTAAGTTTATAGGCAATGCAGAGATAGATGGAATTGTAGGAATTACTGGTATATTTACACCCACGGGCGATGTTGGCATAGGAGGAATTGGATATCCTACACTAGGCCCATTGTATAATCCTTGTTGTAGTGCAGCAACTTTATTAATTTGACTTTGACTCGGCCCAGAATTAAAAAATTGAACAGCTCCTGGTTTAGTACTATTACTGCTAGCAGTTGCCCCTATTCCTTGAGGATCATACATTCCTTTAGACCCCGGCTGATTGTCGTAATATGTTTGTTCAAATGCACTAGCCTGATCATCGTCGGCAATAACTCCGCTGTTGTAGATAACCTTTTCATAGTTTAAAACCATCTTACTTTTCAATGTTTTTAAGCCGTCTGATTGATCTAGACTATCATGATCCCATTGAGTAACTAGCGGATTTATCAGTGTAAATTTTGTAAAATTCCCTTGATGTAAAGAATATATATCTACACTGTCGAATAATGGAGTTGTTTGTCCATTAGCAAGTCCGTATTGAACATATCCTTCTCCAAACTTATTGTCACTAAAATTGGCGTTAGTATCTGCATAATAATATTGATAGTATGCTTTCCATAGTCCGTTTGTAATATCGCTATTATCGTCGTGAAATTCTATGCTGATAGGCTCGTAGGTTATTTTAGTTTGTATGTTAGTTTTTCTATTGTATTGATTTATAGTGTCTGTGGCAATTTTAAATTTAGGAAGGTCGATCTTTTTTACTAATAGCCCAACTTCATCGATAGAATTTACATTTTGTTTAACTTTAAAAGAAACATAATACAGAAACCCTACTTTAGGTGCTCTAGCTAATTTGTCATTAATGTATAATTTAGTCGCATGGTCATATGTCTTAAAAATAAGCCCATTACCACCATTTGTATAATAATCTTTATAAGGATTGCCCATAGCATTATTTATGTCATAAAAAAAGCCCAGTATTACTGGGCTTTTGGAGTAGCGTAAAATTAACTACCGATAGAGTTAGTGCCGTTAGTACGACCAACAAACGAACCTAATCCCATTGTGTCACCACCGATGAATTGAGTTTGTACTGCGTTATCGTAGCAAATTGTCAATTCCATTGTTAGCGGATCAGTGGCCTTGCTGTAATCGCCACCGTCATATGTGATGATTTTGATCCAGCAACCTTGTACTTCGAATGTTTCTAATGTAATAGGCTCAAAATTACCATTGCCGCCGTCTAGAATTTCAATGTACATGGTAAATTTATAGTCTTGGCCGGAACTTGCACTAGATTGCTCATAGAAATCAAACTGTGTTTGCATTTGTTGGCCAACTAATGTTGTTACCGCATTAGTCATATCGTCGCGTAGTTTAAGTTTGATATCATCAAATTTATGTTTACCGGCTAGTTTTACTGTGCTGTTATAAACATCTAATTTAATTTCTTCAAAACTTGGCTTTGGACGATCAACGCTCATAACCTGTTTGGTCAATTCGGTTGTAGGAGCCCCGCCTACACCGAAGTCGACTAGAGTAACGCGGAAGCGATACTGTAGTTTAGGCATCAACAACCCTTGGCTGCTGGCGCTGGCATCAGTACTTAGCGGTACCGAAAATCTTGTTAAACTTGCAATTGGCATTTTATGCTCCTTATTCTTTTAATTATGCGCCCGAGCCCGAAGATTGAGAACCAAAGTTGCCAGACGAAATAGCACCTGTGTTCAATATTCTCAATGGAATGTAGATAAATTCTACAGCTTTAACTGGTTCAATAGCAATATCTACCCATAGTTCGTTACGATCAATTCTTGCAGGTGTGTTATTGGTTTTATCACATACAACAACATAGTCGTAAAGAGCACGTTGACTTACTAGTTCTAACAATAAACTGTTTACAGCCGCTGTAATTTCGTGGCGTGTTTGTGCATCGTTAGGTTCAAACAAATATGGTTTGGCCAATACTGCTAGTTGTCTACGTAGATAGCAAATTAATCTAGAAACGTTAACACGGTCTAGTGCACTTGCACCGCTAGCACGAGTTTTTTGTCCCATAACAGTTAATCCAGCACCAGGTAATGTAGCAATCGGGTTAACATTAACACCGCTTAATACATTACGAAGTCCTTCATACAAACTTGCAGTAACAAACTCGCCAGTTGTAGGGTCAACATAACCTACAGAGCTAGCATTGTCAACAATACCACGACGGGTACCTGCCGGAGCAAACCAAGGATAAGCAACATTGTCATTGTTGACAATTGTACGCAACATCATGTGGCTTGAAGGAACAACAATACTGTTTCCGTGATTATCGTTGGTGTAGCCACTTGGATACCATACACCTAATTGTGTATCGTGTGTTACTAGACCTTCGTCGCCGTTGTCTGCTGCTAGAGCGTGGTTGTTACCCCAGTGAGCTAGTTCAGTAGCATTGTTAGTTAAGCGGAATGGGCTATCACCGACAACAAACGAAGTTAACCCAATATCTGCGTTAAACGCAACCATATCTTGGATAAGTTCTGGGTATCCAGGAGCAGCAGTTAGGTTGAATGTTAGTGTGTCGCTATCACGAATTGCTGTATTAGCAGAAACCAATGCTTTTAGTGATTCAACAACTAGAGCACGTTGAGCTAAACGACCAAACGAGCCGACACCCTTGACATTGTTAGGACTTGCAGTGACCCAACGATCTAAGAAGTATTCGTTCATTAGCTCATCGTTATATTGCATGTTTGCGTCATTTGGGTTGATATAACCAGCTACATATTTTTTAACATTGTAACCACTACGACGAGTATTCCATAGACGTGTGCCACGTGGATAGAATCTTGGATCAGGTACATCAAAGTCAACAAAGTCGCTGTTTAGCAATTCAACAATAGTTGCCGGATTAGACATAGTGCCGTCGGTTCCCCAACGTGCATCAGCAAATACCCAACCATTAGGGCTTGTATGATCAGTTACATCTTGCTTGACCCATCCTGTAACGCCAGTGCCTAAATTGCTATTATATACGTAGATGTTTTGTCCAAATTCGTCTGGATTAGAACTATCGATCCAAATATCGCCAGTGACCAACGAATCACCTTGGCTATTAAGAATAGGAGCGCTAGCTTCGATTAATGGTCCATTAGGATCTGTGCCTTCAAACGCATTTAGATATCCGGTCCACATTTCGCCAGTATTGTACATAATGTCAACACTGTCGATATTGCTATCATACCATAGTCGGCCATTTGCTGGTGCTGTAGTAGGAGCAGTAGGTTGTGCCATGTAGCTTAATGGTTTCCAGTTAGTAATCAGTGCAGTATGTTCTGCTGGATTATTTCCTAGTGTTACAATATCGCCATAAGGAGCAGGGTATACATTAGGAGTTACATCGATTTCGATTCCTAACTCACCGGAGTCAGTGCCGAATAAAATGCGTGTACTAGCATTATTACCAGTTTCGGTTAATTCAATATCACCACCTAAATTGTGTGTAATGGTTAGTTGATTAATACTAGAGTTCCATGCTGCTGTAACATTAATTAGATTAGTATTAGTGTTGATAGCAGATGCTACCTGTTGTCCTACTTTATTTGTAAGAGATCCAGGAACATGAATGGTTACAGGAGAATTCCAAGTACCGTTGTTTAATGTTTCTCTGATCTTGAATGTTCCACCAGTAGATGTTGTGCTAGAAATAACTGATACATTAGTAACTCCTGCACGATAACGAATCCAAGCTTCGAAGTTTGCTACAACATCTTTACCGGCTGCGCCTTTAGTATAGTTGTAATCGATAAACACAGTTTTTAAAGGAATACCTAATCCGCCGCCCACTGGGTCTAATGCAGCAATAGCACCTGCAGTGCCCGATGCTAGTGTGGGGGTTACAGAAGTCCAAGATTCTGAACTAGAATTGTAGTATTTTACATCCCAGTTAGCACCTAGTCCGGGAGTGGTTGTTTTAACCCATACACTGCCTGTAGGAGCATTGCATCCTGTAGGAGTAAAATCAGGGTATTGATAATGGGGGCTCATTACTAACTGTTTGTTAGTAGTGTCAAATGTGTCTTGTACCTTGACCCAAGAACCTGATGTGGAATAGTAGAATAATTGGTTTGTATTGCAGCTAGTAACAACTGCTGCGTAGCTACCGATAGAACCAAAGGAGTTAACAGGAGTGCAACCGGATAATAATGTACTTGCATTGCTATCGTCAATTACTAATGGAGTTTTTACAGTAAAAGATTGAGTAGCAGTGCTCCATTCGTTAATACCAAATCGAGTGTCGCTGGTATCAATCCAGTATGTACCGCAGGCAGGTGCGCCTGTAGGAACAGATCCTTGCGGTTTTAATGCACCTAGGTCGATATCAGCACGAGCAATATAAGCCTGGCTGCTAACACCTAACAAGCTATAAGCTGCTTGTAAGCCGTATTCATTAAGCTCACCGCCATGAACTGGATTGCCTTGAGCATCAGTTTCAAAATATGGTGTACCAAATGTATCAGTTAGATCGCGTTGGCTAGTGATAACCCAAACGCATCCTGCTTTGTCTGCCATTGTTCCTGCTGCAATACCTGTACCGGTAGCATTAGATTTGTTTTCTGCTGTTGCTACGAAAATCATAGGAACAGTGCCAGGAGCTGCCGGTGTATAGAAACTTTGATCTATAACTGATACGCTTACGCCTGGTGATTGTAGTGATTGTGCCATCTTCAAAACTCCTTAATGGATTACTTTGTTTTATTTAGCAGAACATTGGGAAAACTACCCGTTGAATTAAATATAAAAGGGCAGGAAAAAGGGCACATATGAGAAAACTTTGTAAAGAATGTCGAGAACGACCAGTGGCTGTTAATTACTACAAAGAAGGGCAGGCGTTCTATAGATCAAAATGCGACCATTGTGCTAGGGGCGCAAAAGAAACAAGGCCTCTATGGGCCCTGTACGGATATAAGAAAAAATCAACCTGCGAAAAATGCAACTACACTTCTAAGCATCCTGAACAGTTTAATGTGTTTTATGTAGACGGTGATCTACAGAATCACCGTTATACAAATTTAAAAACCATCTGTGCTAACTGCCAACGCATACTACAGAAAGAAGGCGTTAAATGGCGTCAGGGAGATTTGAGGGCAGATTTTTAGGCTAGATCTAGAGCTACCTTTACAGGCAGTGTTAGTTCTCGAGTGGGCAGTAGTTGCTCTAGCTGATTGTATAGATCATCAATGGTAGAATTGTTTAGGACAACATGGTCAATTCTACCACCAACCCAACTTGTTTCGCTGGCATGGATTTTTAACTTTTCTAGCTTGGCAACACTTAATGCCCAAGATGCATTGCCTTCGGGGCCACGATTAACACTGGCTGCGGCTTCAAACCAAATTGGATCTTCTCCTCGTTTGATTCGAATAACCTGTCCGCCTGCATTGTGAATGGCTCGAATCTCGTTGGGGAATCTAACATCACTGATAACAATATTGTCAGTGGTTTTACGCATCTTATTTTCCACAGATGCAATCCAAATATCGTCATGGAATCCATTGCGACAGACTTCTGTACCCCAATATTGTAGAACCCATCTTGGAGTAAGATGCGGCATGTTTAATCGCTTGGCCCACCAATGATCTACTTGTTCTCGCCACTCACGAGCTTCTTTGGTTCGACCTTCTAGTAGAACTCGATCCCAACCAAATACATTGGCTACAGCATCTTTGAGTGTGTTGGCAAAACTGTCTCGTCTAAAACCATGTGAATTAACTAAAAAATCTGCGGCAGTGTCTTTGCCAGCGCCAATTAGTCCTACAAATCCGACCACCATACCTTTTTTATGTTCGTTGTTTGCATTTATCACCGTGCCATCTCCTATAGTTCATAGCATCTACTTCCTTGCTACAATGATAACATATTATTTTAGGTGCTGCAAGTTTTTCTTCCCTCTTTTTTGCCCGCTGTTCTTCGCTATGATGTTTTCCAAAGAATCCATTTTTTTCTCCTGGCAGTCCGGGTCTACCTTTATTAATTTTGCTCAGTTTGTCTCGTGTTTCGGCAGAAACTGGCGGTTTATTCTTACCAGAAATAGATTTTTTAATACGAACTTCTTCAGAATCTTTTTTGCCTATCCTAGACTGTCTAATTTTTTCTTTAGTTTCATTACTATGTGTTTTACCAGAGAATGTACCTGGTACCTTACTAAATCTTTCTTTTTGTTGAACTGAAATTAACTCTTTTGTAGCATCTGATACTACTCTGCCCTTCATTTTTTCTTTTGTATCTTCTGAATGATTTTTTCCATGAAATGGGTTGTTGTCCCCTTTATACATTTCTGATAATACTGCAGATCGATCTTTTTTTAATTTTTCGTAAATCCTAGATGTAATATGTGCTCGTTGATGATACCTATTCTTTAAGTTGCTCATTGCCCATAGTGCATTTACCATCTTATGGTATGAATTTCCTATTACCATTTTAGGTAATAACATATGACAGATTAAATGTTCCCTCGCAGTTAGATCAACTAGATTAGTTTTATCGTTAGTACCGCCTAAACTTTTAGGAATTATATGATGTTTTTCAGTATACTCTAACAAGATTCGAGTAGATGCTCGATTTATTATTTGATAATACCATTTTTTATATTTGTTATCGATAAACATACTTACTCCTTAAAACTTATTTAGTCTAATTGGAGCAGGATAAGATAATTATATCAGCAATTTAACCTATGACGAAAGTAAGCGGAGAACCGCCATCTTTGTAGTTGATTAGATCCTGTTCTAGGATTTCGATTTCAGCCTTGCCTTCGGCTTTGAGTGCAGCACCATTCAATTGTGTGCCGCCTTGGGGGCTGGCAATGGTGGCAAATTTCTCACGTGCCTCGCCTAGCATGATCTTACAGGTCGCTAGGGCATAGTCTTTTAACCATTGACCTGCTTGTGGATCTTGTAGTAGATTAAAATCAGGACGATGATTATACATCCAAACTAGTAATTCTTCCTCAGCCTGCGGGCGTTGCATCACTGTTAGTAATTTAGTGGTGTTGTTAAATGTAAAATTAACATCGCTACCAAACATTTTACCCACTTGTTTCTGATATCCTGCAAATGCA